GACACGTCCACGAAGAAGCGGGCGGCGCCGCGGATCATGCGCCGGGAGCGGCCGGTGAGCCACTGCTCGCGGGTGCGCGACGACTGGCCGGGCAGGCAGATGTCGACGGTGCGCTCGTTCGGCTCCTCGCCGCCCTGCGCGTTGGTGATCCAGACGGTCGGGTCGACGGTCAACAAGTAGCCGCCGTCGCCCTGGTCGGCGTCGGCGTACGCGTCGTAGCACGCCCCGAAGCACCACGGCATCGGGGAGAGCGCCCCGGCGACGTTCAGCGGCGGATCGGGCGGACGGAACACGGTCCCCTGGAACGTGGCCCGCTTCGCCTTCGTCTCATCGACGGTGCGGGTGCCGGCGGGTGTCTCCCACTGCAACCGGCCGAGCGAGTCGCGGGACTGGAACGAGCGCGACGTGTACGGCGGGATCGCGGGGTTGTTCGTGGACGCCACGAAGCGGGCAGCGGGGGTGTTCTCCGCGCCCTTGCCTTCCGACGTGTGGAGGCAGAACCAGATGAGCTCGAAGTCGCCCGGCCCGCGACGGTGCCCGCGAGAGCCGTTGCCCTCCATGCACGCACCGCCGTAGGCGTGGCCGGGGATGGTGAGCGTCACGGTGCGAGGTGGCCCTTGATGGTGGTCACGTCGCGCTCGGCGTCGTAGCTGGCCGAGTCGACGATGAACTCGCGGTCGAGCGGCGGGTCGGCGGGGATGCCGGCGGCCCACTCGCCCCACACGGGCAGGCACTCGCCGAGGGTGCCCAGGAAGCGGGCGACGATGGTGCCGTTGTCGCGGAAGATGAGCGTCGGCCAGCACCGCTCACGCTCGGCGTGGGCGGTGGTCGGGGCGGCGAGCAGGGGCGGCAACAGCAGGGCAAGGACGAGCAGGAAGCGACGCACGGTGGGGGGTCCTTTCAGGTGGCCGAGGGCGGCCGGCTGGGGGGAGGGTCAGGCGAGGATGGTGGAGCCGGTGATCGTCGAGACGACCGAGGCACCGGCACCGAAAGCGGCACCGGCGGCCGACGCGGTGAGCGTCACTGTCGCGGCGCCGGCGTTGGTGAAGGCCAGCACGAGGGTGTTCGTGTAGCCCAGGCAGAGCTGGTTTCGTGCGGCGAGGGTGGTGAACCCTGTCGGCAGGGTGGCCGTGACCGTCGCGGCGCCGGTGGCGGTGCCGGCGGTGATCGTGATGGTGAAGTCGAACACGTTGCCGTTGCGCACCCCGGAACCGGCGACGGTGCCGCCTGTGACGTTCGTGGTCGTCGGCGTCCAGGTGATCGTCGCTGCAGCGGTGGCCCGGTCGACGATCGCCGGGTTGGCGCCGAGGTAGGCGGTGCCGAGCTGCTCGGGGTCGGCGTCGAGGTCGGCAGTGGAGGTGCCGACCTCCCACTCGCCGGGCTGGGTGTCGTAGATGATCTGGTCGGTGATGTCGGTGTAAGTGCCGGTCTTCGACCGCACGTACACGCCCATGCCGGACTGCACGCCCCAGGTGATCGACTTGCAGCGCAGCTTCATCGCAGGCAGCACCGTGCCGCGCCACACCACCTGGTTGGCGGTGTCGACGATCCCTTCGTCGAGGTCGTAGGCCCACACGTTGTCGCCGGGGGCCACCCTGGTGGTGGCGGCGTAGGCGTCGGAGGTGAGCTTCACGCTGGTGCGGGCGGCCGAGAACAGGGCGGCGGTGTTCGTGGCCATCGTGGTGATGTCGGTGGCCGGCGCGGTCGGGGCGTTGACCAGCCGCTCGAGCACCACGTCGTTGCCCTGGAGATCCTTGAATGTCGTCGAGTTGGTGGCCGAGCCGGTGGCCACCGCTGCGCCGTCGCCGTTCTTGCCGACGACGATGATCTTGGTGGAGTACCCGCCGAGGGTGCCGCCCATGCGCAGATCAGCTGCGTCGATGCCTTTCAGCGAGCCCTCGGACGACTGGTTGTGCCGGGTGATCACCGCGGTCGGGGTGGTGTAGGCGGCGTGCAGGGTGCCGGGGGCGGCGGCGGAGAGGGCGCCGGCGGGGCTGATCTTCCACTCCGCGCCGACGGAGCGGCACACGTAGTCGATCGCCTCGCGGCGGGTCGTCCACTGCAGCGAGGCGGTGAGGCTGGTGCCGGTGTTGGTGACGGTGCCCGCCGTGATGCTCGCGGGGAGCAGCGCGGTGATCCACGTGGAGAGCGTCGCGGCCGACTGTGTGACGGCGGTGTCGAGCACGTCACCGCGGCCGTCGTCGGTGCCGAGCCACCAGGCCAGGCCCTCCCCCGCCAGCTCGCGCGCCGAGCGGTCGAGGATCACGCCGGTGTAGAGGGCGGCGGCCTTGATGGTGGCGTCGGAGAATCCGCCGATCGGGAGGATGCGCTCGTGGGTGACGACGATGTGGTCGCAGTAGTCGGCGGCCTGGCGCGCCCAGCGGGCGGCGTTGGGCTTGAACTTCACGTCCCACCGGCCCGGCTTCATCAGCCGTTCGGTGATCATCGGGGCACGATCCTCTGGCGCTCCATGCGGGCGGCCAGGAAGCCGTCACGGAACGCCGTGTCGCTCATGCTGAGCGCTCCGGCCCAGTAGTAGTCGGCGGTGATCTGGAACTGTGCGTTCAGGGCGCTGCTCGACAGGTTGAGGTAGCCGTTCGTGGTGTCGGCCGTGACCGTCGATGGGCACGAGATGAGATAGCGGGTGCTGGTGCCGGTGCGCCGGACGCCCCCGGTGAACGAGGTGCCGGCCGTGGCCGTCGTGCAGCCGACCCCCCAGGTGCGAGCGGTGCCCGTCGGCGGCTGGGTGATCGACAGCTCGACGTGCAGTTCACCGCGGCGCAGTGTCCAGTCGAACGACACCGCCCCGTTCTTGGTGCGCACCGTCACCCGCTCAGGGCTGTTGCACAGCACTGTCACCGACAGGGCGCGATCGGAGGAGTCGGCGGTCGCCCCGGTGAACGTCGTCGAGTTCGTCATCACGCCGAACTCTTTGTCCGTCCACGCGGCCGACTGGTAGGTGCCGACCTTGAACGGCCCGTGGCCGACATCGGCCGACGGGTACATGCGGGTGACGCCGTTGTTCATCCGCCAGTTGGTGCCCACGCCGAGCGGGATCTGGTGGCCGACCACCGGGTACCACGTCGAGCCGTACTTGACCTCGATCTTGCACTGGTTCTTGTAGTAGTCGGCGGGCTTGAGGTAGCTGAGGATCGACGACACGGCCACCGGGGCGGTGGCCGTGTATGCGGAGATGTTGCCGTCCTCGATGGCCAGCGGGCCGAGCGTGACGCTCGGGTCGATCTCCACCGTGTAGGACGCACCCGAATACCAGGAGGTGATGATGCCGCTCGGGGCGGTCACGCCGTGGCTGTTGGTGCGCACCACCGACCCGACCACCGACTCGAACACCGGCGTCGCGAATGTCGGCACCCGCTCCAACTCGACCGTGAACGGGCACAAGCCCGTCGCCAGGTAGACGGCGACGGGCGACAGGGTGAGGTTCCGCACCCGGTAGAACCCGTCGAACGTGGTGTCCTCACCGCAGGTGAACGGGAACACCTCCTCGTCGGGGTTGTCCAACATGCCGGCGAGCTGCTGCATCCTGGCCTGGCAGTCGTCGACCGAGGTGCCCTCGATGTCGGCGGTGAACGTGAGCCGGTTGCCCTGCTGGCGGATCGTGCCGCCGTGAGGGTCGCCGATCGTGGCGCGCCCGAGCGTGGTCGTCATCGTGAGCCCCGCTTCTGTGCTTCCTGGGTGGCCGTGAACTCCTGCACGGTGCGGTCGTTGACCACGAGCTGGCTGGTCACCGTCACCTCGATGGGGCGATCAGTGGCGGTGGGCGGCGTCCAGGGGTCGCGGCCGTTGCGGGCAGCTTCACCCTGGCGGGCGCCGGGGGCGTTGTTCGCCTCGATCAGCGCCTGCAGCGCGAGCAGCTTCGCGTACGCCTCGTCGATCTGGCCGGTATCGATCAGCACGTCGATGCCCTCGGCGAACTTCGTCGACGTGACGCCGAGCTGCGCCTCCACGTCGTGCAATGCACCCTTGACGCTGTTCACCGCGAGCACCGACTCTGCCCACGCCTCTGCCTCGCTGATCTCACCAGACTTCAGGCGCTCGGCGATGTCGGCCAGCGCGTCGTCGAGGCCCTCGACCGCGAGCACGGCATTGGCGAGCGCGTCCTCCTGGTCGAACTTGCCGGTGAACTTGTCCCACTCGCGGCCGAGGTCGGCGATGTGGCGCTTGGCCTTGTCGGCAGCCGTCGCCACCTCGCCACCGAAGAAGCGGGCATTCACTGCGGCGTTGCTCTGCGCCTTGTCGTAGTCCTCGATGTCGTCCCCGAGAGCCTTGTACAGCTCCGTCGGAATCTCGTTGCCCGCCGCCTGCTGCGCGTCGATCCACGCACGCACGGCATCGGCGCCACCCACCACCAGTTCCGCGTACTGCTCCACGGACAAGCCCGCCTGGTCGAGCGCCTTCGTAACGTCGATGGTGGCCTTGGCGAACGGGTTTCCCGCGTTCATGGATGTCGTGGACTCGATCTTGCCCAGCTCGCGCAGCTTCGTGGCCAGGTTCGCTGCGGCATCGCCCGCATCGTCCACGACCTCGGTGTACGCCTTCACGCGCTCGGCGCGGAACGCGTCCTTCTTCTTCATCAGCTCGAGCTGGTTGTTGGCGTACCAGATCGCCGCGCCGATACCCGCCATCGGGCCGGCCTGCGCCGCCATGTTCTTGAGCGAGATGTTGCCCTCAGCGCCGTACTCCGCGAACTGACCGATAGCCATGTTCAGCGGGCCGAACGCTTCCGAGAGCATCGGCAGTTCCTGCATGGCGTTGCCGGTGAAGTTCGCCATCACCGAGCGCGACCGGTCGGTCGAGTCGCCGACGCGGCGCACACCGTCGTCGAGGTCGCCCATGCGGGCCTTGGCCTGGTCCGCGGTGTTGGCCATCTGGGTGAGCGACGAGCGGAAGTCGTCGATGTTCGCCTCGACATCGGCCGTCGTCATGCCGACCTGGCGCATCTTGCCGGCGATCTCGTCGACGTTCACCCGCGCCGTCAGTTCCGGGCCGAGGGCCTGGCCGAGCTTGTCGGCCAGGGCGACCGTCTCCGCGAGCTCGCGGTCGGCCTTGTCAGCGGCGAGCTTCAGCGCGGCGGCCATCTGCTTGCCGGCGTCCTCGGCGTCGGTCAGTTCGGTGCCGAGCTGCTCGGCCAGTTCCTGGGCGTTCTTCAGCCCGGCCGTCTGCGCCACGAAGTCGAGGATGAACCTCAGCCGATCGTCAGCCACCGAGCACCACCTTTCGCACCTGGTCGGCCATCTGCGCTCCCACGAACTCGTTCACCGCGCCGGGGGCGGCGGCACGCATCAACTTCAGGGCATCGGCCCACGTGTGCTCCGGCTGGGTGTAGCCGTTCCACCGCTTGCCCGCCTGCGCCTTCACCTTGCGGACACTGCCGCTCTTGGTACGGGCTGTGATGCCGGTCTTGCGGTTCACGCCGGGCCCGGCCACCCCCGCTGCCTGGCCCATGTTGCGGCCACGATCGAGCAGGCGCACCATGCCCGCCCCGCGCCGGTCACGGATGATCATCACGCCACCCGTGCGAGCGGTGCCGAACTCGGCCGCCCGTTCGCCCTTGAGGATGATCGCCCGGCCTTCTGGCTCGCCCTTCGACGGCCAGTTACGCATCGACGGCTTGCCGATGTCGGCCACGATCGCCTGCCGCACGAGCGGGGCCAGCCGATCGCCGACCGCCTGCGCCATCGCCCGCGACGGTTGCACCTCGCCAGGCAGCCGGAGCAAGGCCTGTGCGAGCGCCTGGTGGGCGAGCTGGTGCCCGTTGGACATGAGGGCTACGGCGTGCTGTTCGTGTTCACGAGGGTGAACGTGAGGCCCGCGGCGTCCGTCGAGGACGACAGGAACGTCAGGTTCAGCGCGTCCTTGATCAGCCCCGTGCCGTCCACCGTCGGCGAGTCGAGCATCGTGTGCACGTTCCCCGCCACCGTCAGGCTGTTGGCCCCACTGGTGAGCGCCAGCGAGAACGCCACCTCGGTCTTGGCGAACGCACGGTTCATCACCGTCAGGTCCCAGAAGTCCGACTTGATCGCGCACGTCCACGAGCGCAGATCCTGCTCCTTGGACACCTTCGCCCGGCTCGGCGTGGTCGAGCGGGCCGTGTAGTTGCCGGTGCGCAGCCCGTTCACCGCCTTGAAGCTCAGCTCGTCGAACTCGTACTCGGCGCCGTTGATCGACAGCACGGCGTTGAGACCGGTGAACGGCGCCCACGTCGACGAGTACGACGCCGAGGTCAGCGCCGTCACCGTGTCGCCGTCGCCGGTCGACTGCAGGTGCTGGCCCACCCAGTCGGTGTTCAGCATGATCGGCTCACCGCCGGCCTTCACGTCGAACCCGAAGCTCGGGATCTGGCAGCCGGTGAAGTTGAACGGGCGCACCGTGCCGTCGTAGCTCGGGGTGCCGACCTGCACCGTCAGCGTCTGCGTCTCCACCAGCGCGCCCGGGGTGATCACGTGCGTGTACGGGTTGGTGCCGGTGGTCGACACCGCGCCCATGCCCTGCACGAGCAACATGCCGATGTTGACCGGCGACAGCTCGTGCACGATCTGCCCGGACACCACCTCGACACCCTTGTGGATGCGTGGGGCTGAACGGCGCCCGGCCTTGATCGCCTTCGAGAGCGTGTCGGTGCGGGTCGACTTGAGCGTCGACTTCACGTGCTCGATCGCCCTCGTCGGCGCGGTGAACGTGCCGGTCGGCGATTCGATCGCGTAGCCGACCTGACTGTCGAATCCTGATGCGGTGGCCATGTGGGTTACTCCTTCACCGCGGGGGCGGGCTCGGGGGTGGACTTCTTGCCCGCACGCACCCACAACGGGGCGTCGGGCAGGATCGGGGTGCCGTCGGCGGCGAACGTGGCGCCGGCCAACAGCAGGGACTCGCCGACGGGATCGGCAACCTCGACCACCTGGCCGGGCTGTACGCCGTCGATGCCGGGGATGTCGACGGCCGAGTCGCCGTTGAACTGGATCTTCATGGGGTTCTCCCTCAGATTCGGGCAGTGATGCGCAGCGAGTACTCGCAGGCGCCGAGCCACCCGCCGGCGCCGGGGGTGCCGGCGGGTTCGACGGCGGCACGCACGAGCGTGAGCACGAGGTTCTGGATTCCGGCGTTGCTCATCTCGTCGGGGATGATCGGCTTGCCGCTGAGCGGGTCTCGGAACGTCTCCTCGACCACTACGCCGAGCACGGCGAGCCGCTCCCATGTCTTGTGTTCGTCGAAGCCTTCGATCGCGGTGAACACCCGGATCGTGGCGTCGGGCTGGTCGACCTTGCCGGGGGTGCCGGCGGTTGCCCAGTCGGAGATGGCGGGCTGCTCGGCGAGGGCCGACACAGCGACGAGCTCGGCGCCGAGCGTGGGCACGTGCGAGCCGAACGTCACCTCGACCTTGCCCTTGTGCTCGGAGATCCGGGGGAAGCTGGCCCTGGTGAGCGCGGCGTAGGCGCCAGGGACGGCGACCCAGGCGGCGGAGGCGTACTTGGTCACGCGAACCACGCACCTGAGCGGATCGGCCGCGGGGTGCGGCGGTGCCGGTTGCGGTAGTCCTTCAGCGCCTCGTCGATGGTGGGGATGCCGGTCACCCACACGGACAGGCCGGGGGTGGCGAACTGCACCTGGGCGCCGTCCATCTCCTGCATGGCCATGATCCGCATGTCGATGCCGGAGGTGCCCTCGGTGAGCAGGTGCTTGCAGTAGTTCATGGCGTGGCGGTAGATGTCGGGCGGCGGCTGGTCGTAGCCGTACACGACGCCGAGCTGGCGGTAGTTGCTCGAGCAGATCACGCCGTCGTCGATGATGCGGGTGGACAGCGCCAGGTCGGCGGTGTCCTCCTCGTACACCCACGGGGTGTGAATCGCCGACTGCGCCCAGCGGACACGCTTCACGCCGCGGATCGCGGCGAACCCGTCGACCACCTGCACGGTGGCCAGGCGTGGCACGAACGGGTACCCGACTGACCGCTCGAACACGGTCTCGACCACCTGGCGGGCGGCCTGGATGGTGGCCGTCGGGTAGGTGGCGGTGTCGGCGATCGCCTTGTGCTCGGCGCGCAGGGCGGCGACGGTGAAGTACACCCCGCCGACGACATCGACGTAGGTGGTGCCGGTGGCGTTCGCCCCGGTCCACGTCACGGTGAGGGTGTCGATGTCCTGCGCTGCGATCGCGATGCTGCGCAGGGTGCCGGTGGCGGTGGTCGCCGTGCCGGAAGCGATCACGGTGGTGCCGGTCGAGTCGACGACGCCGACGGTGGTGGTGCCCGGTGAGGTCGGCTCACCGTCCTGGTCGACGGCCTGCCATGTCAGTGTTGCCGCCACTCCGGCGACGATGCGTTGGCGGGCCATGCTGATGCCTCAGCTTTCGATCGGGGCGACGACGGGCTCTGCGGCCGTCTGCGCGGGGGTGGCACCCTTGGCGCGCTTGGTGGTGCCTGTCGGCACCACGGGCACCACGGGCATCTCTACGGGAGCCTCGGGCGTGCCTGCGACGAGATACTTCGATCCGTCGCCGCGGTCCACCCAGAACGCTGCCGGGATGACGGTGAGGTCACCCTTGGCGATCGCCTGGTCGAACCGCTCGGCGGCCGGCGTGCCGGCCCGGGGGACATCCATCTCGAAGATGGCGCCACCCGAGCCGAGCACGAACACGGTCTCAGGCATGGTCAGCGCGGCACCCGGACGGCGTACACCTTGCCGGCGAACGACGCGGCGAGGTCGATCGAGATCGAGCCGTCGTCCTGGATGAAGCGGGCCGACTCGAGGCCGGCGACGGTCATGTCGCCGCTGGTGGCGGGGACGGTGATCGCGAGGTTGCCCTGGCCGGCCGAGCTGGCCGGGGGGTTGTCGCCGGCGAGGATCGTGGCGACACGATCGGAGCCGTTGGTGTTGGTGAAGCGGAAGACGATCTCTTCCAGCGGGACGCCACCGAGGGCCACCGTGTGGCTGTTGGTGGCGTCCGCGGTGGTTCCGGTGGGCGACGTGGCGCCGGTGCGGGAGAGGGTCTCGATGGTGACTGCGGTGCGTGCCATGTGTGGCTACTCCTTGTGCGTGGGGTTGACGGTGTGCGAGGGGGTGAACGAAGCCCGGGCCCCGAAAGGCCCGGGCACGTTCAGGGGGTGGATCAGGTGATCGAGGCGACCACGGTGGCGAGGGCCGACGGACGGACGAGCTTGGCGCCGTACACGTGCAGGCCCTTGACCGCATCGGAGAACGCGTTCTCCGGGCGGTAGGTCTCCACCTTGACGATCTGCTCAGCGAAGCTGATCGCCATCGAGTGGCCGGCCATGACGGCGTAGTCGTCGCCGGTCACCAGCGGGGCGTTGTTGCTCTTGAGCACGTCGAAGCCGAGCGCCCGGCCGATGATGCCGTTGCGCAGGCCCGAGTCGGTGCCGCTGGCGTCGACGCGGACGAACTTGTCCTCCTCGAGCAGCAGGCCGTGGTACCACGGGGGCACGACGACCCAGCGGCCCTCCTGGGGGACGTTCGCCTCGTCGAGCTTCACGGACAGCTTGCGGAGCTGCGTGTAGGCCAGGGCGGCGGTCGTCACCGAGACGGTGCCGATCTGGTTGGCCGAGTCGGCGCCCGTGTAGAGCGCGGCGATGTACTGGTCGGCCGCGTCGCGCAGACCGTAGGTGGCGGCCTGCAGAGCGGTCTCGAGGTCGCCCCCGGTGCCCTGCGCCTGGTCGATGTCGTCCACCTCGAAGGCGAAGTACTTCGCCTGGTCGATGTAGAGGGCACGCTGGGCGTCCGTCAGGGTCTCGGGGGTGATCGTGGTGCTGTTCTTCGTGTAGGTCGCGATCGTCGGGTTCGACAGCGACTTGATCCGCACGGTGTCGCCCTGCATGGCGATGTCGCCCTCGTAGTCGCGGTTGACGACGCCGGGCTGGCCGTACACGAGGGCCTTCTGGAGGCCGACGAGGATCTTGGAAGACCAGATCTCGGGGATGAAGCTGAGTGCCATGGTAGGCGCTCCTTTCGGGGGGTTGTGGGGTTACTTGGCGATCCCCATCAGGCGATCGAGGCGGCCCTCTCTGTGGGCCTTGTCGATCTCTGCGGGGGTCATGCCCTTCAGCTCGGAGCGATCCACGATCTGTGGCGCTCCGGTGGCTCCGGGGCGTGCGCCCTGTCCGATGTCCTTCGCCGCCGGCTTCGGCGGTGTCTGGCCCTTCGGGGCGATGCGGTCCACCCACTCGGTGATCTTCTGCGTGTCGGGCTTGCCGTCATCGGTGAGGAATCGGGCACGGTCCAGACCGTCGAGCAGGGCATCGGCGTCGACATTGCGGCCGGCAGTCGCTGCACGGACGGCGTTCTCGACTCGCTCTGCGCCGACTTCGGCCATCAGTTCGGCACGGGCAGCGGCCCGGGCCTCGGCGATGGCCTTCTCGGTCTCGCTCATCGTCAACTTGCGCAGCTTCTCCAGCTCGGCGGTGGCGGCCTTGGCGGCCTTCTCCGCTTCGCTGCGTGCCTTGCGTTCGGCGTCGAGCGCACGCTTGCCGCCCTCGTTCAGCCCTTGGTCAGGCTGGGGCGGTTCCGTAGTGGTGGTCTCCGGCTCCACCGTCGGGGTGGTGTCGGTGGTGTCGGGTTCGGTCGGCATCGCGCCGCCCTCCTTGCTTGCTATGTCGCCCACCGTCGCGGCAGGCGAGAGATTCAGACGCTGAGCCCTGCCACCGGATCAGCGGCAGGCATGGCGGCACGTTCGGCCTTCATGCGGGCGATCGCCTGCGGGCCGAACATGAGCACCTGGCTCATCACGGTCTCCCACGGCACATCGGCCGACTTCGCCTTCGTGGCGGCGTCGTAGCGTTCGGCGTCGGTCGCCAGCGCGGGCGGCGTCCAGAGCAGCTCCATGTCGGGCTGCGGGGTCATCCCCTGCACCTCGAGCGCACGGGCGAGCACACGCTCCCACGGGCCGGAGGTCTCCTTGATGCGCGCCCCGGCCTTGAAGATCAGCCCCTCACGCTGGGTGACCGCACCCTCGGCGGAACCGCTGGCGGCGTCGGGATACAGGTAGTAGAGCGGGGTGCGGGTGCGGCCGGCCAGCTCGCGCACGTCGGCCTTGATCGACTCCAGGATCGGCGTCAGGTCGACACTCCCCGACTCCCACATCTCCACCCCTTCGGGCAGCGACCACAGGGCGGCGGGATCGTTGGAGAACAGCACCGAGTAGTCGATGATGTTGCCCTCGGCGTCCTTCTCGGGCAGGTTGCCCTTGACGGCACGCTGGCGGAACGCCTGCAGCACCGCCACCTGGAGACGCTGGAGCACCAGCAGGATGATCCGGTCGAGGTCGTCGAGCACATGCTCGTACTCACCCAAGGTGCGGCCGAGCAGGTCGCGCCGGTTCGGGAACCAGATCACCGGCATCTTGTCGGTGGACAGCACTTCGGGAAGCGGATCGCCGGCCTCGTCGACCTCCCACTGCCACCCACGAGCGGTGAACTGGAGGATCTTGGCCGACTTGCCGCGAGGCCGCGATGCCCGGAACACCTGGCCGGGCAGGTACAGGTACGCCCGGTCGAGGTTCGCCGTGTCGTCGATGAACACCTTCAGCGCCGCCACCAGCTCGGAACGGTTCACCGGGTCGAACTCACCCACGATCTGGCGCGGGTCCTCCATGCTGATCCGTGGGGCACTGATGGACTCGTCGACCTCGCCGACGATCACGTAGGCGTCGCCGAGCGCCGACTTCGTGCGGTGCAGTTCGGTGGCCTGGCAGTCGAGGTCGTTTGCTTCCCAGATGCGCCACGCCTCGGCGTCGAGGTCGGAGTCGCCTTCGATGCCGGTACGCACACCGATCGGCGACATGCGCTCGATCAGCGCCTCGACGATCATGTCGGCCCAGTTCACCCGGGCACGCTTGCGCAGGTACTCGAACGCCTTGGAGACGCCCTTCTCCGGGCCAGGGGGCAGCGGAGGATCGGAACGCAGGTAGCGGTCGAGCAGGCTGTACCGCTCCTGGCGTGCGCCGAGCTCGGTGATCAGCCGGGAGAGCCACCAGTCGGGCGTCTGTGGCGTCAG